GTGATGAAGTCCTGAGTTGCGTATGGATCGATGAATACACGGATACGACCGTTTAGAGTACCAACAAAAGTGTTGCCAGTATCATCGATTGACATGCCAGAACCTGCAGTGTAGTCAAGTTGACCAGAAGCAGCTAGAGCAGTCGCAACGTCTGAAGAACAGATTACGATGTTACCCTTACCACGACGTGTTGCTTTTGCGATTGCGTTTGCTTCACGTTCGATTTGGACTGCTAGTCCCTTGAACTTCTCTGCCGACCAACGACCATCTGCGTCAGTTGTTAGGTCGAATGCACCCTTGACAGCAACTGATTGCTGTTGTGCACCTAGGATTGCCTGTGTGTTGATCGTACGAACGATCTCACGGTTGATCTCTGCTAGAATCTCTGTAGACAGAATGTTTGCTAGTTCTGTCTCTGCGTCAAGACCGTGGATTGCTTTTAGGTCTTGTGCTAGTTCTAGTGAGTACTCAGCACGTAGTGCACGTGACTTTGCTTCAACTGAAGTCTTTTCGATCGAGAATGACATCTCGTTGAATTGACCACCGTTACCACCAGCACCAAGTGCTTCTGCTTCACTAGTACCCATTGGACGACCCATAGTGTCGACTACCTGAGATGGAGATGCAGTTGGATCTACTGGATCAAATGCAGATAGACCAGATGGATCACCTGACTGTGAAGATGTGTCCTTACCAGAGAATGCTGAATCTGGTTCTTGTAGACCTAGTGCTTCTGCACCTTGGTTACCGTACTTAGAACGCATTGCAAAGATTAGACCAGTTGGACCAGACATTGGCTGGACACCACATAGGTCATATGCCATTAGGTTTGGCATTGCACGACGTACTAGTGAGATTAGGATTGGATCCCAATTGTTAACGTTGCCACCAGTTGAGTTAGTTGGAGCAGCTTCTGTCATGAAACCAGCAGATGCTTGACGCTCTTCCATGATAGCACGTTCTTGGTTTTCTAGGACCGCTGCCGTAACTGCTTTACGGTGGTGATCTTTGATTGATCCCGCAGACTCTTCATTAAGAACTGGAGACCACTTTTCGATCAACTGATCGAATGATTGGTTGTTGTTCATTGCTTTAATTCCTTATTACTTAGAGGATTTACGTAGAGCAGTGATGTAGTTCTCCATGATAGAGGATACTTCTACTTCGTCGTCAGCTTCTTCAGAAACTGATTCTTCAATTTGCTCTGGGATTTCTTTAGAGAAGTAAGACTCCTTGACAGTGTTAACCTTAGTTACGAAAGAATCTTCGTCTTCAAAGTCAACGTTCTCAAGTAGTGCACTTAGTTTCTCTGCTTGGGTGTCTGCTAGATCACGAGATGCCTCGGCAATGATAGCATTGCGCTTATAGGTTTCTAGTTCTTCAGCAAGGGAGATTGCGTCACCTGTAGTTGAGTTTAGACGTTCCTCTAACTCTTCTACCTGTGTTGCAAGATCATCAACTAGGTCTAACTTGGTTTCTGGGACTTCGATGTAAGACTCTACGAATAGGTTCTTCATGCCAGTCATGAAAGTTTCTGCAATCTCTGTACGTAGACCGTTTTCGATTGCTAGACGGTTTTCTTCCATCCAAGATTCAACTACATAGTTTAGATATGAATCGACTTTACCTACTAGGTCAGTCTTGATAGTTTCAACTTCTTCAGCAAGTTCTTCAGTGTACTGCTCTTCAAGACGTGCTACTTCTGCCGATACCTTAGACTTTACAGCAGCTTCGAAAATAATCGAAGTCTTCTGCTTGAATTCTTCTGATAATGTTGCTTCACCTTCTACGATCGCAGATAGTTCTGCCGCCGTATCTAGTTCTTCATCATCTTCTAGGTCAAAAGATTCTTCTAGGTCAAACATTCTACCATATGCCGCAGTCAACTCTTCTTTCTTCATCTTTGATGTTTTCATCATGATGTCGTTGACCATTGCAGCCTTAGTCTTAGGTTTTGGTGGTGCAGTCTTCGAAGTGCTCTTCGCTGCTTTGTCTACCGATGCAATCGACTCTGGTTCAGTAGTCGCATCTGCGTCTGGTTTGCCTTTTGCTGCAGGAGCTTTCGCTTCTTCGAGAGTTTCCTCCACGACTTCGTTTGTTTCAACATCTAGTTCGCGGATTTCACCTTCTACTTGATTTAAATCAGTCATAGTGACTCCTTATAGTTTAGATTTGATTAACGAGAGGAAATTTTTGAACTCCCGAATCTGCACTTCAGGTCGATGTGCTTTCGGTGCTTGCTTAATTTCAGTCTCTATCTCTTCAATGACTTGAGGTTGAAGTATTCCATTATTCCAGACCCAATCGACACCTTCCATAATCCCATTAACAAATGCTTCCGGTGCTGAAGGATCTTGCACGATATCTACCGTACTAAGAATAAAATCTTCTTTGACGTACATTGCGCCATTTTTTCTCTCAAGACTTCCCATTCCACGAGTTGACACACCTAGTTGAACACCACCCTCTAAGAGACCTTTCACTATCTGACCCATTGGGGTGTCCAATATCTGTGCCTTTCCAACCACATCATTACCTTCAAGTTTTAGGTCTGTGATGAGGTGAGAAACTTTATCAAGGTTAACGGTTGGACCTTCAGGGTGATTCAATTCACCTACTGCCCTTTTCTTGCTAACCTGATCTTCAACGTACTTACTTACCGCTGCTTCCATTACTGGTTTAGGGTAAATACGTCCGTTACGATTCTTTTGTTCTGCCTGAGCAAATACACCTTCAATGACATGCCTTTTACTACCATCATCTTTTGATTCAACGATGCATTGTATGTCAGTTTCTACGTATTCACTGATCAGTTTCATTTTACTTTCCTAAGTCCTTTAAGACTTGCTTTGCGGTCGACTCCGCTTCTTTCTGTGACTTAAACGTATCGACAGAGTCTCCGTCGATTGCTAGATGGAAACCCTTTGCAGTTTTTGTAATGACAACAGGATAACCGGACATTTTCTTCTTAAAAACGACCTTATCCTTTGCCTCTCTAATTTCTTTAAAAGATTTCACAACTAGACCTCTTTACAGGGTATTTATACATGAAAAGTTTTTAACCGTCATTTTCGTCGAATTCAGACGATTCGTCACCGAAATCTTCTGCTTCGGACCCGAATTCTACATCTTCGAAGCTGTCGTCTTCTAGGTCTACTTCACCGTCTTCTAGTTCCGCAGCAGGTTCTTCGTCTGCTTCAACACCATTGAAGATCTGGTCTGCAATGTCAACCTTATATGCGTCCAACGACTGAGCAACCTTGTCTCCAAGGATGTTATTAAAGGTATCGTTTGCCCCATTGAAGTCTTGACCCTGTAGAGCATTGATTAAATCCATCACTGGATTCGATTCAACCTCTGCTTCGACCTCATTGTCTAGTTCTAAATTTTCTGCTTCACTCATAATTTTCTCCTACTTTTTCACCATCATCGTATTGATCAGTCTGACCGTCCCAATTCAAGTCGGACTGCTCTGCCATTTTTTCTTTAAACGTCATCGTCTTGATCCTGATCATCATCTCCACCTGAAGCACCTGCCTCGGTTTCAATCTCCTTGACCATTTCCTCGATGTCTTTTTCATCGAGCATCAAGACGTTCTTCATGACCCATGTTCGTGAGAAGTACTCCCCCACGTAACCGGAAATCTGATCCATAGATGCTAAACGTTCACGCAGTATCTCTGCGTCCTTCATTTCTACAAAGTGGTTATCACGAGAGAAGTCTACCTGTAGATCATTCTTCCACGTTTCCCAATCTTGTTCAGTACATATACCTTTCAGTAGACACTGCTTTTTCAGGATGCCTAAGAACAGATGCGAAAACTTCTTGCGTAGTCGATCGATAAACTTCTGGAACTTAACTTCGTCACGGTTGATCTCCTGAGTACGACCCAAGGAGAACTGTGCCTCTTGCTCCAAACGATTAAGAGGTACGTTCAGTGAACGGTATAACTTCTTTTGGAAATAAATGATGTCGTCGATCTGACCAAGGTTTTCACCGCCTGGCAGTGTACTGATCTCTGTTCCTCGACCACCCTCACGACGTGGTAACCAGAAGTCCTCAAGCATCGACATGTGCTTGCGGTCGTCTTTGATTTCTCCGGATGATGCGTCGTAAACAATCTTGTTGCGATATCGAGACATGATGTCTTTGATGTGCTGTTCTGCCTTACCCTTTGGTAGGTTACCTACGTCGATATAAAAGATACGACGTTCTGGTGCACGAGACATACGGTAGATGACCAATGAATCTTCCATCATACGCAATTGGTTGACGGGTTTCATTGCCTTCTGTAGATAGGATAGTACTCTCTTCTTTGATGAGTCGAGCACTCCGGAAGTGACATAGGAGACTGAGTCTGCACTTAGTTTAACACCAGATGCAGTACCTTGCTTCTCTTGATATAGGTAAAACTCATTTATCTTATCGACAAGTTTGGCACCTGTTTTGGCATCTTTCCTATACTTGACTTCCTTTACTTTACGGACCTTGGTTGCATCAATTGGTCGAACTTCCTGAATACCTGCTTTTAGGTTGCTTTCGTTCACCACAAGGTGGTGGTAAAGTCGACCGTCAACATACCAAGACCTGAAGATGTCGTGACCATGCTCTTCGAAATTAAGCATAGAAACAACACCGTCAAATTCTTCTGAGAGTGTCTTCTTGATTTTATCGGATGCTTCAACCTTCTCTGTGTTCAGAGTCACCGTGCTTTCCATTTCGGAAGAGACGATTGCTTCGTTGATGATATCCTCGATTGCCGCATCACACTCGGGATGCTCTGCCAAGATTCGATATTTCTTGATTAGATCGACATTGTCTTTTGCCGCAGTACCTTCTAGGTCTACGTATTGTCCAAAGTACGATCCTGAGGCGGTAACATACCCAGCACCATCTTCATCGATTTTAGGTACAATCGATGGTGCCTTCTTATCCTCTTCATTCCCCTTTCCAACTCTCTTGAGTTCGAATCCGAATGCTTGAAAAATGTTGTTGTTGTCTGCCATACATTCCTCTAATAATAAAGTATGGGGGGAGATTACTCTCCCCCGTCAATTACTTATACCACTATTAACTAGTTGTATTTGACTCCCAGTATTGGATAGCAAAAGTCATTTCGAACTCTTCGATAGCATCGTTGCCGTCGTAAGATAGTTCGATCGCACCAATAGACGTAGGGAATGCACCACGGAAATCGTATCTCTTCAATACACTTCCGTCTTTGTCCAATTGCTCTACGACCATATCTGCTTGATAAAGAACAGGGTTAGTAAGACCAGTATTCGCACTGTGTGCGTTGATGCCGTTCATCCAACGTTCCATTGCATTACGTACTTCGAAACCAGTGTCGTTGATTGCAGTAACTGTCCAGTCCTCAAATGTACGATCACCAGCAATCTTAAGGACACGACCACGGAATGGTACGTCGACAGAAGCTACTGTTGATGCTGGTAACTGAGACCCTTTGCACATGAATGATGTTAGTTCTGAATCACCACCTGCGTATAGAGGGAAGTTCATGATGACACGGAATAGATTACCACGTGCACCACCACCCTTTAGTTTTGCTTTAAAATCGTCTACTCTTAATGACATGATAATTCTCCTTATACCTGTCCGACGACTTCTTCAAACTCGACACCAGATCTGACTGCTACGAAGTTTAGAGTTACGTAGTTAACAGAACGTGCTGGTTTGATAAAGCAAGATGCAATGAATTCGTTGCGGTCAACAACTTCTGGTGTGTTGTTAGTTTCGTCACATACAACACGGAAGTCGGTGATACCACGACGACCTTGGATTTCACGTAGGAAAGGTTCTACGATGTTTGTGAACTCTGCACGAGTGAAGTCGTCGTTCAATTCGAACAACACACTCTTTGCCGCTTCACCGATCGCACGTTCAATAACTAGGAACATACGACGTACGTTGATGCGGTCAAACGCAGATGGACGTGATAGTGCAGTCTTGTCACCGAATAGTACGGTGCCTTGACCAGGCATAGAAACGATTGGGTTTACACGTGCCTTGTACATTACGTCACGGTCAGACATTGTTGGGTTGAACGACAGTGCTGATACACCGAAGTATTGACCACGACGTGTGCCTGCTGGTGAGAACCAAGGTGCCGATGCATCGTCAGATGCAGCCATGATGCCAGCAGTTGTAGAACATGCAGGGATCATTACATATTGGTCACTGTACTTGTTGTAAACCTGAACGTGGTTTCCGTCCATGATTAG